GTTGGAAGGCACGAGTCCGCCGATTGGCTAAACTGCTGCCACCATCCCAAGCCCACATAAAGCAATCGACAGTTCCTGATTCCATCAGTTTCTGGTTGCCAAGTTGGGTTGGATTCTGGCGAACATTGCCAGCAATAACTTCGCCGTCATCTGTGCCATCATGTCCGACAGCAATGGCATCGCCTGGGTAACTGTCATCAATCTCAGGGCCGTCAAAGATGCGCACACCTATCAGGTCAGCACTAGCGTTGAAAGCCGTCAGAATGCCGTTGATGACCTGTGGCAGGGCAGTGGTAGCCATTACGCCAGCCCAGGCAGACTTGCAGGGTCAAGCAATTCCATTGCTCGGCGAGGCAGAGAATAGGTTGAACCTGTTACCCATTCGTCACCATTACGAGCAAGAACATTTGCAGAACCACGCTGAGTCTGCCAAAGGTGGCGAAGGATTTCCAACACACCTTGCTGAATTGCTGGCGGTGTCACCGTATAGCCTGCGACATAAGTCACTAGCACCGAATTAACCCCTGCTGCCCAATAGCCGTAAGCACCGAATGCAGTCGATGACAGGCTTGAAGTAGTCAAGCGGTAAAGTCGCTGACCTGTCGGATCGAGTAGGTACTGGCTCGAATCTAAAAGAACGCCATTCTCATAAACGCTCGTGATGCTAATAGCGCGAGGATTACGAAGGCGCAGAATGTCAGTGTTGCCGTCATAGTTTTCGGAAGTAATCGTTCGGCGACCAAGAACTGCGCCAACATAGTTTTCAGCCAAGTCCTGCGCAGCATCAATGAAGCGGCGGATTTCCTCCTGGTCAGCTGAAGCCGATGGAATGTTTAAGTGACTCAGCGCCATGTCATAAGACACCACCGGCAAAGTCGTCAAATCCCGAACAGTGAACTCGTCAGTGAACGCACTAGCATTCGTGCCAGTAGCAACCCAACGAATCACATGACGACCCGACAAGGTTGGCACATAGGCGATGGCATAAAGGCCAGCACCAGAGTTAGTGACAGTCGGCGTTGTGCTAGTGCCATCAGGCAAAGTCACAGTGCAGACAACCGCCGTTGCATTCTGCGCAGTGCCAGCACTGTTGGTGATTGTTATGCCAAGGGCAACAACATCGCCAAGGTCAAAAGAAGCCATTGACTATCTCGCTTTCATAGATGCGCTCGAAGGCGTTCGGGAACTAATTGCAGCAGCTGACACAACACGCGAAGCCGCGTTGCCGTTAGTGGCAGTCGGCTGGTTGTAAGCAAGGCTTGAATTGTAGGCAGTTGACTGCTGATTGTAGGCAGTGCCTTGCGACAATGTTGCGGTCACAGTGCGAGGACTGATTGAAGTTTGCGCAACCACAATGTCACTTCACTTTCAAAGATGTTTTGTCAATCGCGATGTTCGCAGACTGAAGGCAATCGCCGTAAGATTCATGATCTTGAGTCGGGCAACCCGAGCGACAGACTGACACTAAGCCAACCTATAAGTTATGTACGAACCGCCACCAGATGAACGCCTTGTGCCAAACCTTGCAGATGTATTTGGCAAAATTACTGCATTGTTTCCAGTGGCTATTGTGCTTGATGTGCCAGCAGTTAATGTGGCATTAAAAGTGCCTGTGTTGATGTAAGTCCATTCGACTACAGCAGTATCACCGCCAAGCCAAGCTGCGGTTAGTAGGGCTGCGGTTGGCAAAGAAGTGTTTTGTAAAGCGGATGGTGAACTAGTAACCCACATAGTTAATAATTGTGCGGCTGTAATTGTTGTCGTAACTGCTGCAGGTGCGCTCGATATTTGACGGTAAATTGTGCCTGATGCATTGAGACTTGTGATTGTTGGGTTTGTGTTAGTAACAACAGATGTGCCAGTACCAGTTGTTAAAACTAAAGCAGTGGTCGGAATTGTTGTAGCAGTAATGTTTCCACCGTCTAAAACTGTTAAACCGGTACTAACATTAGTACCACCGTTAGCAATAGGTACAGAAGCAACAGTTCCCAGCAAACCTGCGCTTGTGTTAGTGACAATGCCGGCAGTAGATAAAGCGGTATCTGTAATGTTTGGCGCAGTAATTGCGCCAGCAGAATCAAGTTTAGCAAGAACAGTTGTGCCATCAGATTGTGTGACTTCAAGAATGTTTGCTGACTGTGTTACGCTGTTGCGTTTGACTCTTAAACCAACAGTGGCATCTGCGCCAGTAGCAATGATTTGAGTGCCAGTTGTGAAAGTATTAGAAGCTGCTAAGGATGCTTTACTGGTGTCACTGCCATGCACATGATCTGCGCGAGCGTATCTGGTTGAAGTTCCAACCACAGCAGTGCCATCCATCACTGGAGGTGTGGCTGAAGCCTGACCAAGAACGAATGCAGTCGAAGCAACCTGAGTTGTGTTTGTATCGACTGAAGCAGTCGGCGTGGTTGGTATGCCAGACAATGCTGGACTAGAACCAAAAGAAGTCAATGCCGAACTCGTGCTGGCCGAAGTCAACAAAGTGCTTGAGGCTGGAATCGTTGTGCTGTTGACTGAAGTCACAAGTGGCAAAGTTGTGTCAGTAATCGTCTTGGCAGTGCCAGTCGTATCCTGATCTAACCTTGGAATGTCGGTCGCAAGCAAAGCCCTAAACGAGGCAGTTCCATCAGCACTATTCGGCGCAGCATAAACAAACTTTGCAGTCTGAGTGCCAGAGAGGTTGACAGCCGTAGTTGCCGAACCAGCCGTTGTTGCTGAACCTGCCGTTGTCGCTGAGGTGGCCGTTGAAGCATTGCCAGTCAATGCGCCAATGAAAGTCGGCGCAGTAATGTTGCCAGCAAAATCAACCTTCATCACAGGCGTATTGTTAGCCAAAGGCAAAAGTTCGATTGCATTGTTGGTCGGTGTTGTCTGACCTGCCTTGATAACAATGGCGCGGTTGTCGCCAACTAAATCTGTATTAATACCAAGGGCAGTGTTAGTGATTAGAGTGCCAACACCAAGTTGTCCAATAGGTCGAACGCGAGCAAGTTCGGTTGTGCCATCAGACTGAACAACACTGACAATGTTTGCCGACTGTGTTGCGCTATTGCGTTGCAGGATTAAACCCTTAGTCGCATCAGCACCAGTGCGGATTGTTTGTGCGCCAGTCGTGAAAGTGTTAGCAGCTGAAAGTGAAGCCTTACCAGAAACAGTTGAATCAAGGGCAGTCAACCGAGCAACAACAGTTGCCGAACCGCCTTGAGGATTCACACCAAGAGTGACCTGAACAGCCGACATTGCATCATTGATGTTGTCATGCTGGGCAGCGTGAGGAACAGTTGCGCTGTCAAGCGTGTCAGTTGCAGTTGGGTTCACGAATGAATCCAATGCGCCAGGATAACTTGTTGACATCAACACTCCTTCAAAAGGGACTCGGGGACAATGGCAGGGGTGTTCATTGCCCCCGAGAGATTAGATTTTGTTTTCAGATTTCCACTGATCGTGCTGGCGTTCATCAAGCCAGAACTGTTTGTGATGGCCGAGAATTGCGCCAGTGTGACAAAAGATAGGGAAGCCAAGTGCGAGAATCTTGCGACAGAACAACAAGTCCTCGCTGAACCAGCGACCTTCAATCGCGCCATCAAAGAACCAACACCAGTCAGTTCCCTGATTCGGTGTCGCCTTTGCACGAATAGCCACAAGAACATCGCGGTGAATCAGAATGCAACCAGTGCCAGAACCGTCAATCTGAACGAGTGAGTTCTTTGGATAGTCGTCAATCGGAAGCATCGCGCCATCAGCTGAGATGTTGTAGATTGCCGGCACAGGTCGCAAGACTTGATTGTCATAGAAAGCGGCGAACACCAAGCCAGCAACAACAGGTCGGTCATCCTTATGCGCAGACTCAATCAACAAATCAAAAGCCGAGATTGGCAACGACTGGTCAGAATCAACCATCAACAGCCAGTCGGCATTCGAATCATCAAGAAAGTTTTTCACAATCAGATTGCGAGTCCGAGCAAGAAGGCCAGTGCCATGCGCCAACTGAAGTGAGTCAATCCTTGTTCGGCGGTCACGCATAAGCGAAACCAAATCCAAAGTCATTTGAGCATCAATCGAACCGTCATGCGGAATCGCGATGCAAACAGTTTCGCGTGACCTCATCGGGTTTCACGCTCGATGTTTGGAAAGTCTTGATTGTGATCGAGTAACTCAAGCACCTGTTCAACAGTGCCATTGTTGTCAATCACCTTTTGCAAGGCAACAACTGCCTCAAGCAAAATAGTTTTCATCCCTGCCATTTGTACCCCTACAAAGTTTTAAGTTTTGGAAATGACGGTGGCGACCCTGTTGCCAAGGTCGCCACTGCCATTGTTTGGATTAGTAGCCTGAAGGCGTAACTGCACCAGTGCCACTGATGCCAGAAACTGACTTCGCGTAGCGATGGATTAGAGCTGCGTAACCGTAAACCTGGAAGCGAACGGTTAGGTTTGCTGACAAGACATCTGGCAATACGCGTGTGCGGACGCCTGATTCGAACAAATAAGAATCAGAAAATTTGCCAACCAAGATTGGTGACTGGTTTGTTGATGCACCAGCGGTGTTCTTTAGTGTTGCGTCAACATACACTGGAACGCCGTAGATTGTGCCAACAAGGCCAGCAGGTG